CGGGGGCAAATCATGGCTAAACGGCGATTGACGAAAGTGCTTTTGACTGAGCCCAAAGGCGATTTGACTGAGGCGTGTTGGGTGGAAGTCCTAACGGGCACCCCTGACGACGGCACGGGCATACTTGCTAATAAGCCTATTGGTAAGCAAGGCGCTACGCTTGGGGACAAAATAAAGTTTAGCGGGGGCACCGGTAAAACGTGGCCGCGCTTTGGGGGCAAGTTATGAGCTTATATTGGTGGCGCATAACCAAGGATCATATTGAATCTAAATCTAAGGGCACTTTTGGACCCAGCACCGCCGACGTAGCGGTGACTGATAACCCTGCAAAGTTTCAGTTAGCTGATGATGACGGCGAGGTTTACTATGACGGCATTATTTACGGCGAATATGACGGTTTTGAGCCCTTGGATGACTTCGGTATGCCGGCGGCGGGATGCACGCAAATCAAACTAAACGGAGAATGGCTATGAGCGTTATTGATCGGATCTCTAAAGGGGCTCGTGAGTGGGCTGATATTATTGAGGACCGCCCGCTAATGGTATCAGTTTCAGGCGGCAAAGATAGCACTGCTATGGCGCTCTGGCTTATTGATCAGGGCTTACGTGATCGCTGCACTTTTGTTTTTGCTGATACTAAATGGGAACATCCAGATCTGTATAAATATATGGATGAAATTTTGGAGCCAGTGCTGGGCAAAATACACAAAGTCACAAGCAAAAAATACCCTAATGGGATGCCTGATATGGTGCGCCAAAAAGGGGCATTTCCAACTAGGATGATCAGATTTTGCACTGAGCATCTGAAAGTAAATCCATTGAGGGAGTTTTTGGCTGAGTTGCGTGACGAGTCAGATGCTGAGCCGATTAGCGTTGTAGGTGTACGGGCTCAGGAGTCTAAACGGCGTTCAAAGTTAGAAGAGTGGGACGACGGCGGACCTTTGAAATGTGACACCTGGCGCCCGTTGATCACTTGGTTAGTCGAGGATGTTATTGCTATCCACACAAAGCACAACATCCCGCCGTGTCCTTTATATCTTAGGGAGCAAAACGCAGCGTCTAGAGTTGGATGTTACCCGTGCGTGATGAGCCGCAAAGATGAAATCCGTGCGGTAGCTGAGCAGGATCCGTGGCGCATTGATCAAATCCGTGGACTCGAAACAGAAGTTACGGAAGTGATGAGACAAAAATTAGAAGAAAAAGGCGAAACTTTTGAAAGCGTGGGGCGCACTGAGCCCGGATTTTTTCAATCCCGAAAGGGGCGAGGCGGACAGTGCTGGCCGATTGATAAAGTAGTTGAGTGGTCGCGCACAGCGCGTGGCGGTGAACAATATGAAATGTTCCACACTTCTGAGCCAGGGTGCCAGATGTGGGGGCTATGTGACATTGGTGATTCTACACCTAAAGGAGACACGGAATGAAGAACTGCAAAGCGTGCGGCGTATCTGGCAAAACAATACTGACGCATCGACGGCTTACGGCGCACAACGACGATTTGAAAGCACAACTGCGCCAGGTCAAGGCTGAGCGAGCCAGCGCCAACAACGAACTGCGCAAAACTAAGCGGAAGATTGATAAGGCTGTAAACGCAGCAAAAACCAGCGTTGAGGAGCTAAAGCTCAACAAGGTGGAAATGAAAGTTATGCACCGGCAAATCATGCGCCTAGAGGAAGCGGTGAAGTCCTTGGAGTGGGACAACCGGATGAAAACCCAAGAGGCTGACAGGCTAAAGGAAAAGCTACGTCATATTATCGATGTGGCGTCCCCACGCACTAAGTGGCTGGGCTCCGGGTGCCGCAATGGCTAGAGGCGTTCAAATCAGCCGCAAGAAGAAAGCTGTCAATGGTGCCGCAAAGGGGCGCCGTGACCGTGAAATGGCTTATATTTACCTAAAGGCTTGCAGGCAGCGCAACGCCCCTGAGGGGCAATGGTGCCGATCTGCAATCTACCAGTGCGTCAAGCTGTACAATCGAAAGCGCAACACCGTGCGCAAGTGCATCAGCAAGGTGGTGGAAGACGGGCGCAATCCGCAACTGTCCAAAGCCCTGGCGCCTTGGGTGCCTTCAGCCAACCCATTCGTGGCGGGAACATCAGAAGACCGTCGTTATTTACAACTTGATGAAGGCACGCTGCTTGAAGCGTTGACCGATTTGATCAGAGGATAACATGAGAAGAACAGCAACTAGAGCGGCGGCGTTGTTGCCCCGTGACCTTATTGTGCAGATCCAAGAGTTTATGCCCGAAGGCGGCAAGTTGAGCATCCCGCAGCGAGGTTGCAGCCAGAGGTTTCTGCTGAGTGAAACGGAGCGACTGGCGCAAGACCTTGAGATTACGATGAAGGCGCTGCGCATGATTCCGACGCGTGAACTGGCTGAAGAATACGAGGTTTCATTGACTGGAGTTCGCAAGATCGTGAAGCGCACACTTGAGGCTTTGCGTGATCGAGTTGATGCCCCTGAGCCTGTATTTGGTAAGAAATAACCACTGGACAAACAACAAAGTGACCAGTAGGAACCTTGAAGGAGACACATTATGAAATCGAATGATTGTATAGTTTGCGCCGGATCTGGCGAGGTAAGCGCAGAAGTCATTGTAAGCAACGGCTCACACCCAGAGTACGGTCCTGATTACATTGAGGTATTGCGCCAAACCACTTGCACTGACTGCGATGGTGACGGGCGCGTTGATAAGGATATTTACGCTGAGCAGAACGGCGGACGCCACGGCACTCCAGAGGAGTGGGCGATTGATATGGTGGTGCGATCATGCCGCGACTAACTGCAAAGGAGTACCAGCGCGCTTTGGATCTAGGGTTTGAGCCTGATCGACTCACGCTCGACGAGCTTGGAAAGGTTCGTTACGAGGAAGAGTTGCAAGAAGAGGCTGACGCATACGCTGAACATGAGTTGCAGTGGGATTTGCAAACGATAGACTTGCCCAGCGAGCCCAGGCAAATGGGCTATCAGGCTACTCTGTTCAATCAGACGCCTGAGCCTCCGCCACGTGCGACTGTACTGTGTGACTACCCAGAGGGTTCCACTGCCAAGGAGCGGTTTGCAATCTTCAATGAGAAGAACCCGCACGTCAAAACCAAACTTAGGCGCATGGCTCTGGAGCTCAAGCGCAAGGGGCATGACCACTATGGAGTCAAAGCCCTTATTGAAGTGCTTCGTTGGGATTACGCCGTGCGTACGATTAGCGGCGGCGACTTCAAAATCAACAACGCATTCGCAACCCCGTATGCTCACATGCTCATGGATGAAAACCCAGAGTTACGGGGATTCTTTAGAACAAGGCAACGAAAGGAGACACCAAATGTCTGATGCCTATCACGAGTGGGACGGTAAGAGCGTAACCCGATCCCAACTTTATTTATTCCGTAAGAGCCCACGAGGCTTTTACAATCGCTATATCCTTGGAGTCGCTCAGCCCAGAAGCAAGGCGCTGACGTTTGGATCTGCGTTCCATGCGCTGACGCTTGAGGGACAAGAGGAGTTTGATCGTCATTTTGTGCAGACGTTTGAGCGCCCTGCTGTCCCTGAAGGTGAAAGCGAGTCTGGCTTTTGGCGGCGCAAAGCAAACGCTGCTGAACTGGACCGGCTCAAACTTGAGTGGGCGCAGCACAATGGTCACAAAGAGCAGTTGAGCCCCAAAGACATCAAGATGATCGAGCAGATGCGTGATGCGTCTTGGAGTCCTAGCAACAAGCTGTGCCTGCAACTGCTTGAAGGCGCAAAGTTTGAGACTATGGCTGAAGGTGTTGACTACGAAACGGGCATTGGCTTGCGTTGTAAGATGGACATCTGGACTGCTGACGGCTTCTGCGCAGATCTGAAGAGCCACACGGGCGATTTAGGCGACAGTTGGGACCGTGCCATTATGGATTACGGCTATCACTTCCAGTCAGCGTTCTATCGCCGTTGCACAAGCACTGATAGGTTCCCCTTTCTAGTTGTGCAAAAGGCATTCGAGCCTGACGCTATGGTTGCTGAACTGGATGATGACGAATCAGCATTAGGCAACAAGGTGCTGCGCGCTGCGTTGGATCGGTTTGCTGCGTGCCTGGAGCGTCACCACAAGGCTGTTGAGCAAGGTGATCAAGAGCTGATTTCAGCGGCTTGGCCTGGCGTAGGCGCAACACAAGAAGAGCATCGAGTTACTCGATTCCCAAAATGGTTTTATGATAAGGAGTTACGTTATGTCTCGTAAAGACGGCATCGTTCGCATCCACGGCAAGGCATACTCAACGGTTGCCAGGCGTGTGGCTTTGTTTAGAAAGAGGTTCCCGCCTGAATCGGGTTGGTCAATCAGAACTGTCATCGAGGAAATGGGAAGCGATTTCATCGTGATGCGCAGCGACATCGTGAACCCAGATGATCGGATTATCGCAACGGGTTACGCAAGGGACGGTAAAACCGACAGCAACCGTCACAAGACTAGCTGGGTTGAAATCACCGAAACCTCAGCGGTTGGTCGCGCTCTGGCTTTCCTCGATGAGGAGTTTATGGGTGATGAGTTGCAGATTGCTTCTGCTGACGAGGTGCGCAACGCAATCGAAAGCGAAAGCGGGCAACAGCCAGAAGAGCAGGGTCCAGAAAAGGATCAAATGTTTGCTGAGTACATGGAGAAGATCAACACAGCACCGAACAGTGCTGAGCTCGCTGAACTTGGCAAAGGTATCGACAAACTTCCGTTGGCAGCAACGGCAAAGCAGGCACTACACAAGGTGTGTGGGCCGCGTTTCAAGGAACTCAAAGACGTAGAAAGTAACGTCCCATTTTAGGAGAATCTCAATGAAGGGTTTCAACTCTGTCCAAATGATCGGCAACATCGGTCAAGAAATCGAAGTGCGAACAACCAACAGCGGCACCGCCGTGACTACTCTTAGGCTTGCAGTGAATGAGCGAGCAAAGGTCAATGGCGAGTGGGGTGATGTCACCAACTGGTTTGATGTTGTGTGTTGGGGAAAGACTGCTGAACTGTGTGGTCAGTACCTCAACAAAGGCTCATCAGTGTTTATCGTTGGGCGCCTGAGCGTGCGCAGCTTTGAAGATAAGACCGGTCAGAAGCGCACCAAAACCGAAATCGTCGCTGAGGATGTGAAGTTCCTTGGAGGCAAGGAAAGCTCCAGCGGATCTTATACCTCTGGGAACAATCAGTACGGCGGCGGCGGCAGCAGCTACGACAACAACAAATATTATAACAACGATAGCGCATCGAAAGGCTACGACTATGAGTGAGAATAACAACAAAAACCAAATCGTGATGAGCGAACTAAAAGCTAACGCGATGATGGAGTGCAACGACTGGGTTGAGCGGTGCAAGAAGCTGATCAAGAGCGCCGATGAGCAGATCAGCCAACTTGCTGAAAACCGACTGGCTCTGAATGAGTGCAGGATTACGTGGCTGGAGCGAGCAGCCGGCGTGATGCAGGTCGATGTACGCCGTGATATTTCAGACGATCAGCTTGATGTGTTCTGGAGTGACACTGAGGGTAACATCTTGCGTGATCCTGACACTGAGGAGCCGCTGCAAAAGATTGAACTTGTTTCGGACATCATGGCTTTGACTGTGCCAAGCGATAAGGCGCTTGAAGTTATCAAGGGGCAGGCGGAAGAGCCGGAGCCCGAAAATGAAAGTTGAGTTCTTCTTACATGGGAGGCCGATCCCTAAGCAAAGCGCCCGCATTGGAAAGTTTGGAGGGTACCAGCCTAAGCGGATCAAAGACTACGCTGACAAGGTTAGGGTGTATTGCTTACAGGCACTGTCAAACAACTCGTGGAAGGTTGCAGAAAGACCCGTAAAGGTTCACATGACCTTTTGTTTCCCGTGGCCAAGCAACACCAAGAAGGTGCTCAAGGAAACTAGGGGGTGGCGCATCAAGCGCCCTGACCTAGACAACCTAGCGAAGGCTATTTTGGACGGAATGGATGCGCTTTGGTTAGACGATGCGCAAGTTTCCCACTTGGTTGTCCAGAAACTGAACGTTCCAAAGGGGCAAGAAGGAGTAGAGATTGCGGTTAGCTATGTCGAATAATGACGACTTTGTTGGCAATCTAAAAACTCGCTGGCTGCAACACGCAGAAAGCAAAGGGTTGCTCGATCTAAACCAACCACCCCCTAAACGGTACTGCCCTAACAAGCATGAACTACCTGATGAGCATGGCGTGCGCCACGGCACTCCAGTGTGGATTCAGATTGAAGAGTGCCCGATTTGCCAAACGCAGCAAACAAAGGCGCTGATGATGGATAAGATCATCGACAGGTTTGCTAAGTGCGGCGTCCCTGAAATGTTTCAGTGCTGGACCAGCGGAACAACAAGCACAAACAGGACAAGCCGCAACCCGTTGCTAGTCGATGAGCACAACTACATGGCTCGTGGAGCGAGTGCGAGGTTTCCAAAGGCGCCGTGGATTATGTTTAGCGGCACGGTTGGAGTTGGCAAGACCACATGGGCGAGTGCGCTGTTCTGCGATACGGTTGACAGTGCTGAGCTCATGCCAGGCAACGGCCAGATACTGGGGCGGCGTACTACAGGCATGAATGCTATGTGGATGAGCGAGGCAGATCTGTTTATGAAATGCGATCAGGAGCACCACCGTGATGGCTACAATGCCAGGACGGCTTACCTGAGCAAGGTATGCAAGTCTCCGCTGCTCATGCTTGACGATCTAGGCGGCAGCCGCCGCAACCTCACTGAGTGGCAAGGTGGGGCGCTTAGGCACCTGTTTGATCATAGGCATAAGTATCGGCTGCCTACTCTGCTGACTTCTAACCTGATGCACTGGAAGCTATTCGCTGATCGTTATGGCGAGCACGTAGTTAGTCGGATGATTGATTTGTGCGGCAGCATGACAGTGCTGAGCGGGGATGACAGGCGCATGTAAAAGGAAAGCCGGCACGAAGCCGGCAATCCCACCCATTCGCTAGTTTGGGGAGACACCCACCAAACAAGCCATGGTTATATATGCGAGGAAGAGCACCGGGTCAACCGGTGCTTTTCTTTTAGCACTTCCACTTGCGCAAAGCCAAAGCCTTGCGAGTAGGGCGACCCTTTGAATCTTTCATCGGACCTTTGACGCCACTCATGCGAGCGCAAAAGCTTTTCTTTCGAGCCTTATCCTTTTTAGTTTTAGGATTAGGCGCAGGCGGGCGCAGCTTGCCACCGGTTTCACGGTTGTAACTGGCTCTGCCCTTGGCGTTGAGCCCACCACGTTTGTTTTTGCCGGCTTTGCGTTGCCAAGCAGGCGTTTTGTACCGCTTGCTCATCGTCGTCTGGATGTGTTTCGAGCAGTCTTTTTAGAGTTACGAAACGCTCGCTCGGTTGGCGCACCCTTTGATCCAGGCTTACGCATTCGCTCGCCAGATCCGGCTGCAATGCGTTTGCGCTTGGCTCTTATGTTAGCATAAAGCCCTGGCTTTTTAGACCGTGCCATCACTTACCCTTTTTCTTTTTGCCGTAACCTTTGTTCGGTTTTGGGCGACTATATCCACCTCTACGCATTACCACCTCCATTTCATTCCTACAGTTCCTTGCCAATCGGCGGCATTTCCCCACTGAGCTCCGGCTGTAAGCGAGGCGGTGAGGTCGAAATCTCTTCCGATCTTATGTCTAGCATCAAGACCAACATCCCACCGATCAGTATTCCCGCCAAGAGACAGGTCAATCCCCCCAGAATCACCACTGCGCAAAACAAGCGGTGCTACTTGTCGGAGGGTTCGTCCAAAGGGGACGCTGCCGCAGCCTCCACGGCTGCCCGCTTCTGCTTCGCTACGTCTTCCATGCTGATGCCTAAGACACCGCCTAAAGCGCCGAGCACTGATGCAACAACCGCTTCAGTAGGAAGATTAGGAAAGAAGTGCGCAAGCACAACTGGAAGTAACGCCGCCAAAAGGCTGAGCCAGAGTTTACGACTTTTGATTTTTGAACCCATTTTTTAGTCCTCGAAATAAATAACTGTGAACGTGTCGCCAGGAGCGCCTTTGACCAAGATGCTGTTCAGCGTGCCTTCAGGGTTTTGCATTTTGCTGACTGCAAACTCAAAGGTAGCGCCACCCGTCAGCGTGATGCCGTGATTAGCATGAACCTGCGGAGCAACCCCTGAAACGTTGTGCTTGTTTTGGATCGTCAGGTTTCCAGTGCCTTGATTGCAGATCATCACATAACCCGTGCGCAAGGTCAGATCAGGATCGCCAACCCCACCATTTGCGATGGTGTCACCAGACGACAGATCGATAGTAGTTGCAGCGCCGGCGCCTGCTGAAAACACAATCTGATACGCCATAGTTCCGGCTGACCAAACAGGTACGTTGCGCCGTTGGGCGCTGTTGAAAGCAACCATTATTTACTGTCCTTCTTTTTTGCCGCTGCTTTTTTCTTAGGAGCAGCTTTCTTTTTAGGTTTAGACACCTTTGGCTTCGGATCTGCAAGCAGTCCTTCGTCTTCTAACTGCTTCTTTATACCGTCCGCCAAAGATAATGCGGGGTAAACTTTGTAATCAACTGATGCCTCGGAAGGTCCGGCGTCTTTATTGATGCCAGAAACTCCTAAAGCAAAACGCCCGTTGCCAAGATCAGTTACACTTCTCACCAAATGGGGGGGCCACTTCTGCAACTGCTCACTGGTGACAACTAATAGCTTGAGCATGTTATTCTCCTAAATCACCGGACCACTCTGGTCCGCTCATTATATCTAATGTTTCCTCATGGTTATGAATATCAGTGCCCGCAGGCTCCTGACCATCTTCTAACTTCGCTACTACTTTTGATTCGTCTACAGACTTGCGGATGCCGTGTTGCAACAAAGCCTTTAGTTCTTCGTACTTTTCAGCAGTCATAATAGCGTAGTTACTCATGCGTGCGTTGGCTTCCCGGCGTAATAATCACGCGCTATTTCATCAGCACTAAGTGCTCTTGGGTACACTCTAACCGTGTCGATGTTGCCATAGAAAAAGAAACTATTTCCCCGGCCTATCTTAATAGCAGTACCATCATCATTACCAAAGGTTTTGGTGTGAGTAGCATACGCTGTTCCGTTATTATATCCCGTGACTGTTTTGGGATCTGCCGCAGCGGCGCCTTCCCAAACGACAGACCCAAAATGCCAGTTGCTATCGTCGCCAGGGATGACTGTACCAAAAACGTTTGTTACGCCTGAAGAGCCTGTTTCCCATGTGAAATCCGTAGCGACTCCAGGCGCTGGTGTTCCTGAGCGATCACGCAACAACCAGCCGCCAGTTGCCCTTGTCTGCATAATAGTGCTGTATCCAGTAACTCCGGTCGTGTTTCGTTTGTACCAAAACGTAACCGTAAACGTTTCTGACATGTCCGCGCAGATGTTAGCTGCGCCTGCTGTTACATGGTCAGCAACACCATCGAAACCGAAGTCACTAAAGATCGCAGCATCAGAAGCTGTGCCGTTGTTAGCTGACGCAGTTATGTCATACCAAGTGGTTGATGAGGGGCTGGCGCTGAGCCGTTCATACCTAAGCTGAGCGTCTCCGGTTACATCAGGACGGTATGAACTGCGCGAGGATACCTCACTAAGACCAGTTATGTGTCGCCGCCTTCTCATGTCAGCCTTCCCACCGAGCTGGCCCATTAGGGCGCATGTCGTAATGCACGAACGTGTTGTAGTTCCCTATACCACCATTTGGGATTTTTCCAGAGGCTGCCAACTCGTACACTACTGACTTCAGGCGCACTAGATCATCGGGGTTGCCGCTCGAAGGTGCTAAGTCAGCAGCACGGGCTTCAACATGTTGCGATTTGGACACGCCGCCAATGCGCTTATTGTACGCAGGATCACGGTATCCGCTGTTGACTCGGATCGGTTTGCCAAAGGTGCTGCGGATAACCTGAAGCGTCCACGCCAAATGCCGCAAGCGATCGGGGTAAGGGCAGTGCGCTCCGCTGTTACAGCTTAGTTCGTTTTCGCTAAAGTTTGGCGGGTAGTTGCTCATTGAACCTCGACTCCAGTGAATGATTCAAGTTCTTCAGCGCCAACATCAATCATCGTTGCGCTGCTCTCTTCGACGCTAAACAGATCGTCCAACTGCTGCTGGGCTTTTTTGTTGCCCTTCTTAGCTTCCCGCACTTTGTCTTTGAAATCTTGTGCAGCTTTGCGTTTGGCGTTCCATGCGTCTTGAAAATCTTTGCGCATTTCAACGAAAGATTCTCTTAGCTCTTCCTTCTGCGGTTTCATTTCCCAAACAATGTTACCATCAGCATCAGTTTCTGATTTCCCGTCACCTGCGCGCTTGGGTACGCCAGTAATCCAGTATTGCCGACGCTCCTGCTTGTAATCTTCCAACCCATCTTTGCCGTTCATCGACTGCCATTCTGCGATGTCTTGTTGGTATTGTTTTTCAAAGTATTTATCGAGCAAAGTTCCACGTTTGTCTTGGCTGTACGTTGTTTTACCGGTCTTTTTGTTTACGCTGACCTTGATACCAGCCAAATGTTGGAACACTTTGTTGAGCGAAGCCTCATCGAAATGCTCAAGCCTGCGCCCAGTCCACACCTTCATCATGTAGCTTGCCATATCCATGCGGGTTTTATCGTCACGAAACTTGTTTGCACGAGCCAAGCCCGTCAAAGGCTTCATCTCATCAAACATCATCATAACCGATTCGCCACCTGCGTGAATCCATCCGGGCATGAGTTTATTAGAAAAGTGCTGATAGAATGCCTGAGGACTATTGAGCGGATCGCCACGGTGTGTTTTGCCTTCAGACAACTCCATTAGGCTGCCGTAAACGATACCATCAGCAAGCAACAGCTTGGCGAGTTCCTCTGTTGGCGTCTTCTCCTTCTTACGGATTTTAGCCATCAGAATATCTTCTTCAGTGCCACGCGTCATTTTATACATACCTTCGAGCATGTTTGACGCGTTGATAGCAAAGTTGCGATTGCCCATACTTTGGAAGGTCATCGACTCATCATCGAAGAAGGCGCCAGGGGTAAGCCACTCAGGAATAAGCTGGCGCAGGTACTCATCATCTCTAGTGGTTGTTCTGGTCAGGCTAAGCACTGCTGCTTTGCGCATCCCCTGCATCGCTTCATTGGTATAGAGGCGTCCCATAATCTTAGGATCTGTTGAGACAATACTGGTATCGCCAAACATTGCTCGTGTTCCCATGCCTCGCTTGAGGAATGGAATGTCCAACGATTTCCAAGCCCATGTCTTGAAAGGACCGAAAGCAATGGCGTCGAAGTTGCGAGCGAGCTCAATGAAGCCGGGCACCCTGCTGTAGTCGAAATACAACCCGTTAGCATAACCAACGGCTGAATCCATCTTGAGGCTTTCTAATGCCGTAGCAGCGGCCTTGCCTGTGTGTGTTTTGCCTTTGTATTGGACCTTGAACTGCCCGTCTTGGGTTCGCCACACAGTGCCCAGAATTTTACCGCCTCGACTTGTATCCATGAACTGGATGCTTTTACCGGGGGACAGCATACTGGTATAGTTATCTAGCCGGCTGGCTTCGCGCATCGTGTCTGCAAGTTTGAATAAGCCATCACCAACCTGATAAGCCCAGTCCATGCCAGCCATAACCTTGCCGACCACTGGCATCTTGCGGAAGCCGGTGGCATACCAGTCAACTGGCTTGAGCAGCGGATTGCTTTGGTATGTGTCCATCACAATGTTAGCATCAACATTGACTGCGTTGTTGCTGGCTACACCACGATCAAACGCTGCTTTGATGCGATCACGCTGCGCCTTTGGCAGGCTCTGCGGATCTTTAGCGTAGGTGCGCCACATGTTAGCTGCGCTAACCATTTCACCTGCAACCTCTTGTGGCAGCATCCCCTCACGAGTCATCATTGCCAGGACGTTGCTCATATAGTTGGTTAGAGCCGTTTGCGGGCGCTGAGTAGTAAGGTTGCGCTTCATGGCGCTCGACATCTGGCGCATAGCATTGAAGAAGCCATTGCTTGCCATTGTGCGATTAGCCATAAACAACCAGCCTAAAGTGCTGTTGTTAGCGCCACCAAGCTCACGATTGATGTGCGGCGTAAGATTGCTATCAGGCCGCTTGAGTCCCATCATTTCGGCCCAGCCAGCCATATCACCAGTTTGGATTGGCTGTTTCCACCGTACAATACCAGCGCCTCGCTCCATCTCAGGGATGCTTGCGCCGCCTCGGTCTTCTAAACTAGGCAAACCGTTGTCATCGAAGGAAACGAACCTGTTCGGATCACCACCTTTTTGGCCTAACAAACGCACGTTCATCTCAGTAACAAGTTGATTAGCCTGCTTTATTGCTTCTGGGAAAGCTAGTTGTGGATTACGCTCCATCAGCCTTGTCGCTAGTTCGTTAGCAACTAGATCAGACTGCTTTAGGTTTCGTTCGTATGTTTTGCCCGCTAATGATGTGCGCTGAGCATCTTGATTCAGAAATAAATCTGCTATGTTTTGCGGACTGTCTTTTAGGTAAGGAGGCAGGTGTCCATTTGTCTGCAAGTAATCAGCGATGTCAGTCATATAGCGGACGCTAATGCCGTCATCAAACCACCCAGGCGTACCAACTTGTTCCCAGAACCATTTAGCTGCCGCTGCTTCTTCGACCTTGTTGATCATCTGTTGTCTAAAGGTATCTAAAGCCTCAACCCGGCTAACGTTTGCTAACTTAGAATCACGCTTAGTTGACTCCTGCATAAACTCATTGAAAGCATCGCTCATTTTGTAGCGGCGCCCATTAGCCAGTTCAAACACCGGATCTGCTTCAATGAAGCGCATCCCTTTAGTACGAGGGAATGAAAAGTCGTTTACTACTTTGGCAATACCAGCACGCACCTGCTTGCGTAACGCTCTTGGCGTTTCAGTTGCAGGCAGCTCCAGCGTTCCTTCTAGCTTGTTGTTCAACCAATCAGTGAACTTATTACGCAAGTTAGGACTGCGAAGCAGTGCGCTGTGATTGTTCTCAAACAATATGTTGTTGAAGATTTGCAGGTAAATACGTTTAGCTAAGTTCTGACCACCACGTGCCCCCATTACCTCAGGCTCTTTAGTAATCGCATTGATTACAGATTGATGATCCAAAGAGTTGACTCGCTGATGGAATCCTAAATCACTACTCGCAAAGTTTTCTGCTAGTCGGTCGATCGCCGTAAGCAATGCACTCGCTTCATCTGGAGCAAGCTGATTGAGCATCTGCAAGTGCGAGGCTTCGTTTAGGCTCACCGGGGTTAGTTGTGACTCGCTTGCGTCAATCAACAAACCGTCACGCTGATCAGATCCTGCGCGTCTTGTGGGCTTGCCTTGATCATCGAGGTAGTTGAACTTTTGCATTGTAGGAGAAAACCGAACAGGAGCCTCTGCCCGGTAAACATGAATACCTTCGTCAGCAATAGAGCCGAAATACAATGATTCACGGGCTCTAGTGTTCCACATCTCCAGCATTTTTTCTGAGTTCTTTAGACTTGCAGTGTTTTCTAACTGCGCATTTCGATGTGAATTGCGAACCTCTAAACGTTGACGATTGTATTTAGCCCTGATGTTTTCAACCGTTAGCTCTTGAGCAGCAAACTCATCAGCAGCCAATGATCGGGCTTCAGTCTCTAGCCTTGGCGCAATAGCATCAGCAGCAGCAGCACGCTGCTCTTGGATCTGCCCTGTAAGGCTCTCACGCAGGTTCTGGACTTGAACATCTGCTTCGCCTACCCGCTGATTCAGATCACTTAGATTGCGCGCTAGAGCCGCCTCTGCTTCGCGCATCGAGTTGACTAACTCTTGCTGAGCGTTACTTAGAAAAGCCTCTTTGCTTTTGCCTTCGTTGATTGCTTTGTCGTATTTATTCTGAGCTCTAGTTAGAGACTCTGAATAGGCATTGATTGCTTCTACGGTTGCTGTTTGCTCTTTGCTGCGAACAGCTTCCTCAAGACGATCAAGCTGCTTTAGATGTTCGCTCAAACGCTGTTTACTTATCTTAGTTCGACCTAGAACCTTCTTCATTTGCGCTTCTAGAAGCTGATCACGCAACGCTGTCATTTCAGCTTCCGTCGTTGCTTTTCCTAGCTTTTCCAGCGTTGTAGCTTCTTCGATGTCGATAAGCGCCAGGTCATCAGCGAGCTCTTTTTTTAGTTCAACTCGACGATCAACTAAACGGTTGATTACTTGCTGCGTGCCTTCCTCAGGCATTAGCAGGGGTGGCTCGTCTAGATTTTCAGCCATCCGATCAACACGCACCCTGCGGTATTCATTGCGTGCAGCAAGCATTTCTTGGTTTAGCTGCTTAAGGTTTGGATCACCTATTTCTTTCGCTTCTTCAAAGCGAGCACGAGCCTCATCAGCTAACGATTTCGCCCGCTTTACATCAGGCAGTCCCTCGACAAAGCCTTTCAGCGCAGCATGTGTTGCTACGATTTCGCCAGCATTTGGCAAAAGTCGATCTAACGCTGCTGGAGACAACTCACCATTTTCATCGAGCAGTTTAGCCATCTTTGAGTCAGACCACAGAGCCTGCAAAATGGTTTTGATGTCAGACTCTACCTTGTTGCGCTGACCTAAAACGTTATCAACTAACTCGCCGACCTTCACGCCCAAAGCCGGATCTGCCATAGCCGCAATATCTACAGCTATTCGACCCATGGCTGATTTGCCTGTTAGCATTTTTGGGCCAAACTCAGGATGCCTTGCTATAGCTGTGTGCAATGCTGTTGGCAGACCAAACGTTGCAAATGCTAGACCAACATCTCCTAAGTCTTCTTGACTCATCACATAGGTAGCCGCAGCTACTTTTGCCGTCAGGGGAACGCCTGGCTGAAACTTCATGTCTGGCATTCTAACGCCTTCAGTGGTCGCTAGATTGACTGCCTCAATATAGTCCTTATGTAGGATATGCTGCGCAATCTTGCTGTTGACTACCTTGCCCCATTTAGTGGCGCTGTACGTGCGTGCTTCATTGATAACGCTGTTTGCTAAACGCTCAGGGATAGTTAGCTTTTGAAACTTTGGATCATTGATGTCGATACCAGCACGCCGTGCGATGTCGTCTAACTTATCTAAGGCAGCGCCTACGCCTTTGATTTTGCCTGCTTTTAGCAGCTTTGCAATCGGCACAAAGGTCATCAATGCACTGATTGGTTGAGCCTGAACTGCTTCATAAGGGTTTGCAAACATAGACAGAATAGCACCTGCCATTGCTGCGGGCAGCTTAGAACCTTGCTCCATGCCGTAGCCAAATGATTGCAATGCCTTTGCAACTTCGGCGTCTTCAGTCCCACCCTGCGCTTGGATTTGGCGCAACACGTCGAGCGATGTAGGAGCAAACGTTGCCACAAGCTGACCTAAGCCTGCGATGTTATCATACAGATCTGCTCTAGCTGAACCCCAAGCATTCTTATCTTTGAGCCGGCTAATAATCAGCTCATCGTTGTGTTTCATTGCATCAAGCGCACCTTTGATGCCTTGGTCTTCTAGGTTGAGATTGTGAACCCAGTGCCGCTTTAGAGCGTAATCCTGAGTATGCTCAAACCATTGCCGCTCCATGTCGCTGGCTAGGTCTTCTTTACCTACTGTTCGTGCGATCGTTGAGGCAGCAGCAAGAGCGGGTTGCACTACAAAGTCTTCAGCAAGCTGTGCTCCTAAGACTCCAGTTGCACCTACTGCTCCTGTTGTAGCGCCAAAGGCACGCATACCAAAAGCATCAACCCCACCCAGTTCTTCAAACGCCTCATCTGAACGGGTTGCCTTGACTCGCTCAATAACTACCGGGGTTTGATACAGCAGCTTGACGTAGTTGCTAACATCCTCACGGTTTGAAAAGTCAGGCTCATCAGGCAGTGACGACAACACAGGATCAGAAGCACGAGCTCCTGATAATACCGCCTGCTCAAGCCCTTCCATGCCACCCAGCGCAGCAGCGCCTTCTTCAATGCCCTGCGCTTGGCTGCGCAATGCAGCTTCACGGTCAGCACGTATTTGATCAGCAGCTTCTATTGCTCGTCTTTGTCGGTCAGACGCTTCAGCCGATAAAGGCGTTAGATCACGGATCGACCGATCGTTGATCTGTACAGACTCTACAACAGTTTGCGTTTTCTGCTCAGCAATCCGCTGCTCATATTCTTCTGGAGTTACTTCACGACCTAGCCGCTGGCTCATGTCGTAACGATCTTCTTGATCGCCACCTGTAACGGGCAGCGCAATGTTTGGCGGCGCTTCGCTTGTTACCCTTTCGAGGGTCATGCCTTGCGGATCGCCTTCGCTGCGCTGACGGGTTTCTTGTTGAAACATTTGCGGCACTGCCGGAGCAGCCGCTAGACCGAAGCCACGAGTTACCTGCGTGCCGATACGCTCCTGTTGCTCAGCAAACTCTGGCTCGCTAGGACTGCGCACACGCCATTCGTTGTCACGCAGTCGCTGCGCAACATCTTCTGCTGCTCGTTGTGACTGGTTGCGCCCCATGCGATCGGCAACGATTTCGTCGATTGGCACATAAGCCTGATCGAACGAAAAATCATCAGCGTCACTTATGTCGATGCCAACCATTGCTAACTGGTCGCCCATGTCAGCAAAGATCAGCTCAGCAGCTTCGCCGACTTCAATATTTTCAGTTGCTGCTTTAGCTTCTGCTAATCGCCGCAACTCGTCACGCCATGTTCGTTTTGCCATTTTTACCGAACCTTATTTTTTCAGAATAGATCCTGCTGTTTGGGTCTTTCTGCGCTTGTTTAGACTATCGTTTTGAAACAAAGCAGATTGCAGATTCTTTTGGGAACGACGCAGATCGTTTTGCTCTGCTAGTTCACGCGTTCTTTCTTTTTGTAAGGCATCAAGGTTACTTTCTGCTGATGCTAAAGCAGACTCACCCTCAGGGGTTCTGCCATTACTCTGCAACGCATAACGCGCTTGTGTAACTCTGTTTTTAGCATCTTTTACTTCTCCAGATATGCGTGTGAGGTTTTGGTTGCTCGTTAGAAGCAACAGCTTCAAATCGCCCTGTCTTTCCTTGAGCGAAGCGCGTGTAGTTTTATCTGCCGCTAAATCTCTTGCTAGTTTTTGTCCTTCTTCTGCAATGAACAGTTTAGCAAACTGAATGTCTTCTAAAGAACTAAGCCTGTCTGCTGCGGCATTCATTTTTCCGCCTGCTATTGACCGTAAAAGATTGTTTCGGTTTCTTGCTACCAACTTGCGCGTTGACTCTCTATTTGCTGCTTGTTGTGCTCTTTGTGTTAGTCGTGCGTCTTCTATTTCTCTTTGCTGCTTCTGTTTCGCCGTGAAGCGCCTCATGCGGTTTTCAGCTTCAGCGGCTTTCATTCGATCACGTTGAACAGTGCCCTGACGACCGAAGAACTGACGAGCCAGGTTGATATTCTGTTGCATTTCGGCTTGAGCAGTTACGGGCTTGCCGCTCATTGCTTCGCCAAACGTTCGGGGACCAATAGGCTGCGAGGCTGCCATCATTGCTTGCAACGCAGCTTGATTGTAAAGGCTATCAACTTCACCAGATGCTGCCGATTGACGTGATCTAAGCTGCCCCATTTTACGAAGCATTTCCTGACGCTGTTCTGCTTCTGCCCTTTGAGTTCTAAGCATTTCCTGACGCTGCTCTGCTTCTGCCCTTTGAGTTCTTATAGCTTGGATCTGCTCTGCTGATGCGCCAGGGTTTTGCTGCCTCAACGCAATCAGTTCTGCACTATCAGTAGCCTCTGCTCCTGCAACTAACGGGCGCCCTTGCATGTCACGACCACCAGCAATAGCAGCAGCAGTAGCAGCAGCCTGACGACGCAGCAACTCAGCTTCTGGGTCTGTCGCTTCAGCGCCGGGAGTCAACTGACCGGCCTGTGCCATTCGAGCAATATTCAAAGCACCAAGGTTTGCCTCGATGCCTTCCATTCGCCCAGCCAACTGAGCTCGTTGGTCCTGCCTGATTGCGCCCATCTGATCGGCTTCCGCCGCTGCTTGAGCGATCGCTGCTCGTTGCATGTCGGTCGCTGCGGCGTTCTCCTGCATCTGAAAACGCTGATTCAATGCACTATTTATTAGACCACGAGCTTGCTCTTCGCCTATGCCTAAATCGGTAAGATTTTCGAGCGTTAGCGTGTCATCAATCTCAATGCCGCTTTCAGCCGCTTGCATTCTGCGCATCGACAAAGAGTTGACAATGCCACGAGCAGCGTCTTCAGCGACGCCTAAACCTACTAATGTGCCAAAGTCGATGCGGTTCATTACTGTGTTCCTGACGGCATTGAGGACTGGAGCGCCGCAATATCAGCGTTGATTTGCTGCAACTCTTTCTGTTTCTTTTGCAGTTCCTGCATCATTTGCTGCAACGCCTGCTGCTTTTGGGCTGCGGTTACCGATGCTTTAGTAGGGACATTTTTCAGTCCCATCATCATAGCCTCTTGTGGAAGTTTAGCTAACGCAAAATCAGCCCATGACGCTGTAAGTTTATCGCCTAAGCCAGTTTGAAACTGTTGCGGTAATCCGGTGTATCGAATCTCAGCCATGATTTTACCTTACGATGAAAAGAAAATGTTAGGTTCTTGAAGAACGATTTCATTGTTGAACGCTTCGTATTCTGCTGTCCCAGGATCGTACGCTCCCCGCTGCTGCTGCAACCAAGCAACGTAAGACCCTGTGGTTAGATAAGTCTTTTTAGCCTGCTCAATGCTGTCTACAATGCCCTGCATACGCTGCTGCCCTGCTTGCAAGTCCTGCTCAGCAAAGCCTAGCTGTTGGGCAGCTTGTTGCCTAAGAATATTTGCTTCAGCCTGCGCCGATGCGTTCATCATTCGCTCGCGCTCCATGCCAGCAGTAAGTGCTGCCTGACGACCGCCGGCCTGCGCTGCTCCTGAGCCAAGAAGCCCAGCAGCGCCTGATCCTACCAAAGTACCAGCAGCCGGCGCTGCGATGCCCATACGCATTTGTTGGATTGCTTGCTGATTAGCAGCCTGCTGTGCTCGGATTGCATCATCGTAAGCACCAAGAACTGACTCACGACCAGACTGCACACCCATGCCAAGTTGACCAAGTGCTTGCTGTTGAGCAGATCGGCTTACTTGTGTCCCCAGAGTCAACTCTTTCGTATCAGACCCCGCCACACCGCCGCCAATATAACCGCCTAAAGCCCCGATAGTTCCACCAACTACCGCGCCTGTGGCAGTTCCTGCCCCTGGAATAATACTTCCAAGGCCAGCGCCGATGGTAGCCCCCGTAGCAGCTCCGGCGCCCATTCCTGCAAACTTTGATTTGACTTTTGCCATTACTGTTTCAACCCCATTTTGCCAATAATGTAGACGTTGAAGCCTGCATTACTAAGAATGAAATCCGTTGCTAGGCCGGTGTCCCATGTAGCACCTGTGCCTTTTGTATAAGTCAAACGAACCTCAATGTAATTTTCTAAACCACCTGTTGCTGGAGCAGCCTCTGCTAAAGAAGCGCCAACGCTACTTGCAATGTTTGCTCTGGCTACCGTACCATCGTAGGTTAGTTGGCGACCAAAATAAACTGGTCTTCCCTGAGTAACGTAGCCTTTACCCGCAACTCCGCCTGCTGCCGAGTAAACAAGCGGGATTGCCCAAAGACGATTTTGCAACAAGTTCCCTGTTGAGCCCGTCAGCAACGTAGACCCATGTGCAACCTGTTGATAAGTCGGACCAGGCACACGCACCCCTCGGTACAAACCAACTCCGATTTCAATGCGGCGGTTGCTAAGTGCTATAGCGCCAGGGCTTTTGCGTATGTAATCATTGATACCAGCAGCCTCAACCAACACATGATGAATCGTGCCGGGGTAGGAAATAGGAATAAGCGCACGATCCCATAAGGTGTTACCGCCTGCGTTAGGATAGGCAACTTGCCACTTAGCTACGTTGTCACCTTTGATAATGCCATCGTTGCCTAGCTTCATTAGATTTACACACCAGCAGAAATAACTGCTGTCTTCTAGGATCTGCTCTTTGCGATCGGTAGCAAAAGCTACGTCTGCCTGATACCGCCCAGCTCTGCCGCCAACTAACTTGTTGCGAAACTTGGTGTCTAAACTTTCGATTTGAGTCTGCACGCCTGTAACAGCAACATCGGCCTGTATAATGGTGTCCGCAACAGGAGCCGTTATTGCTACAGTGTCGTTGTCTTTGCTGTATAAAGCGGTAGCCGGTGCGTTCTGAGCGTCTACTGGGGTGCCACCATTGAGTGCTGCACCCAATACAGCAGCCGTATCACGCTGCACAACTGGATGAGAAAAGTTCGCTCGGATGAGCACCGACATCAATGGCGCACTGGTACTGTCAATGTGCCATTCATATATAGAAAACCTATCCATAGACACGCTAAGATCACGCAGGATCGTAGGGTTTCTAGTGTTGAAACCGCCAACGATTTCTTCGCCGGTAATAACAACCTCTGCCATAAGAATCTTTTCAGGAGGCGGGCTAGATGTGCCAGGGTTGTTTGTTAGCTTGTACAGATACAAACTAACGCCGTTCATATCTCCCGCAACTGGCAAACCTGTAGCAGATCCAAGCATCTTGCTTTGGTTCATCAGGTCGAAACTAAAGCTAATAGAATCAAGCGTAACACTTGCAGTGTTTTCGTCGCTTACGAGTTTATCATTCCACTCATCTTGCAATGGCGGCAAAGTAAAATGCAATGACTCGCCCGAACTCGTACCGATCGCTGCTCCAGCAGTTTGCGCATAAAACCAACTAATACTGAATGGTGATTCAGCTTGGTTGCGTTGGTCCTTTGTAATGTTGCCACTTAGTTGCGTTGCAACTGACGAAAGATTGCCAGCAACATGTGATGGTTCAATCGCAACGCCAAGTGGCAACTTTTTGTCGTCTGTAATCTTACTCACGCAACTGTTCCCTGTATACAATAACGAAGGTAGGTTGACCGGGGTGCATCGTGTTCGAGCCGCCGTCTGATTCCCACGACTTATTGCCCGCTGATGCTGCCGTGTCAGGACGAGCAAACGCCAAACGGAAACGCACACGAGCGAACTGATGGATTGGTAGGTTCAGATCTTTGCGCTCAATAACATAAGATGGCTCAACTGCTGTACCATCTTTCAGTTTAGTTGGAGGGGGGGGCACCATATCAACCGTAGGAGCAACTGCGTTGTTCAAGCCTTTTGCGTGCCATATTGTAGGATCAAACTGTCGGTAATGAATCTCTTTAGAGTTCATTGTGCGATCTTCTGGAGCGTAAATGTTATCAGTATCAATCAGGATCTGTAACAACGAAGCCTCAGCAAAAGTTGACGCTGATGGACCAGTTAGTTTGATTGGCCACTTTTCCCAACTATCAATGTGTACAGCAACGCTATCAATAATCACTGGACGATCAAACAACGTGCTAACAGTCCACATTCCACCGTCTACTGTTGGGTATGTTCCAACGTTTGTTTCGCTGGCAACAATGCCTTTAGCTCGGAATATCGGGTTTCCTGAAGCGTCGGCTAGATTGTAGTTCAGCCAAGGACTGCTTGTGTCGATTGGCGATCCCGCTACTACTTGCTGCGGGTATGCACCTAGAATCATAAACTGAGGGGCACGGGGCTTTGCAACGGCCTCAATCGGTAACTCATTGTTATACTGAACAATATCACTGACAGCTTTAGCAACCCTTGAACCATCAATGGTTGATCCATCACTAAACTGTTCCGTTGTAATCTTACGAGTAGACATTAGGGCACCTCGCCAACAACAGTTACATTGTTATGAGCACGACCAGTCAGGTTTACACATCCAGTCACGTCAGCGTTTGCACCGGCTCCGGCATTGTTTACAACAAAACCAGAACTTTGCGAGCCATGAAACATGCAGGATACAATGTTTATTTGACCGCCCGATTCAACTTCAATGTATTGGTCAGTAGCACCGCTTTGTGTTCCGTCGCTTTTCACCACATGACATCCGTCTAAAATACAGTGTGCTGTAGATCGCACAACAATAGCTGGCTGATTGCCCTGACAGATAAACGTCATGTTACGCAGGATTGCAGTGCCATCAATAGTTACCTGTGTGTCTACAACAGTGCCGGGAACCCCGCTCGTAACAGATCGGCTTGATGCCAACGAAAAGCCAGGGCGGCGCCCCTCGCCAATGACAGCGCCAAAGTCTTCTGTTGTGCGCTCGATAAACTGGTCGCCACGTAGAAAGACAAACCTAGCCACTAACTTCTTTAGGTTTTCTAGTTCAGTCTGAACATCTTGGAACACCCTCGATATGTTTTCACCAGTAACTGGCTCGCTTTCATAGGCCATTATCGACCTTTCCTGCGGCGGTTGCCAGTTTCAAGGATGCCCAAACTAAGCCTGTGTATTGTTAGTTCGTCAGCTTTGTTTTCTGCGTACCCATAAAGACCAACGGACACGTGCTCACCTCGGCTGCTTACACTGGTTACAATCGAGTTGAGTTCAGGGGAGTCAATCAAATACTTAGTATTGACGGCTGTAGTTGGAGCCCATTTAGCCAGTGAGTTGAATATGCGCCTGCCGTTTAGCATACGCTCACGCAGAAGGTTTGTTTGCTCTTGGCGCCTATTGCCAGGCGTTAGGTTTGCATAATCAGGATATTGACCACTCAGCCGCTTGTAATCGCTAACCGTATAGCTGTTGTACAAGTTGCTTGCTGACGACGTTTGCGCCTGCATCGTTGCGTTGATGCCGCGCACCCGTAGAACCTTGCCTTCGTTCAAGCCGATCTGGCCTGTTTTCATGCCCCACTCAACGCTAGACTCAAGCCGGTTGCTCGAAGTGCGATCTGCTGCGGCATACAGATGCTGTTGCTGCCATACCATGACACGAACACCCTCGGTCCCTGCACCCGCTTGATCCGTTGCTGTTGCAGCAACAACCGTGAAATCGGTTCGGGCAGATGTACCAATAGGCGCTGATAAACGCAGCGTGTACAATGGTGCGCGATACTGAGTGATGTTGTTGAACAAGCCTACACTAGCAGTAGTGTTCACAGTTGTTGCGGTATTAGTAATAGTCCACAAGCTGCGATTGCCAACTTCTGGATACAAACCGCACCCCTCAAAGGTAAACGCCGCATTCCAAGATAGGTTCAAAGTAAAACTATTAGTGCTCGGCAAAAGTGCAGGCGGCCAGGTAGCTGGCCTGAACGTTTCAAAATAAACCGGGAACTCATAAATAACCTTGGTTCCGTCATCTGTAGTGTAAATGTTCTGCGGTTTGTTGATGTAAAAGCAGTGATGATTGGACACAATAGCAGCAGTTGGATCAACAGAATAAGTAAAGCGCCCCCAGCCATGCCGGCGCTCGTCTTCATTGTTGCATGACCGATCAGTAGATCCGCCACGGCCTAGTTCAGTGATGTAATATGATGAACTTTGAGAGGCAGGAGTTAGCCCGTCCTCGTCTTCATCACGCAAGCCACCAACAATAAAGGTTCCTAAGCTATCAGAAACCATCTCTAAACACTGAATAGTTTGCCGGCTTTGGGGTTGGCCCCCTACTGATTTAGTCGTGGCTAACGGCCAAATGGACCACGCCTGATGACGAAACTGATAAACAAGTATGTGGTCGCTATAAGCAACAAAAAGGGTTTCAGTTTGGGGTTCATAACTTACAGTAGGCTTGCCTTTGTGCTTGTAAATAACCTCTGGCTGTTTCTTGCTGCCGCCTGCCCCGTTGTTTGCATAGTAGTGCGTTGTGGGGTTGACGATGCCGCTGTCCCAATAGTCAGCAATCGGATCTGATAAATCCTGAACAGACTGCTGAGCTCCAGCAATATGGCACCCCTTGCTCGAAACCCAGCAAACGCCAAAGGGTGTTTCAGCAATAGATCGAGGACCAACGCAGCCTGTTCGTTTGCTAATGCGTACGTGTGTTACGCTGACTTGGTTTGCAAACGCTGCCCCTGCCCGATTGTTTTGCTGCATTTGGAGCAAGTGCGCTTCAGTCTTACTAAAGGCAAAGAGTTGCCCATTGTGTTCGCCAATAGCGGTAATGTCGCCTTCGGTTTGTATCTCAGCAAAGTTGTCTGCCATGATAGCGCCTGGCTGCCCAACATCTGAGAAATATAAGACACCACGCAGAGCATAAACAATGCGCCCTTTGCATAGGGTCGCCGCTTGAGCACGTGGGAACTCTGATTTAGACAAGTAAGTAAACTGTTCACCATTCAAACCACGCACGCCAGAAACAGGCTGCAACACTGAGCCTTCACAGTCTTTAGTTTTGTAGTTGGTTCCAACGACAAACGTAGAGCCCGTAAAGCTGTTTGGCGCTATGTCTGTACTGTTGAGCAACCTTTGCTTTGTTTTGGCTACATCAATGCCGTGATAAACAAACACGCCATACTCACCCAGCATAATAACAACTGAGTCGCCGATCTGCGCGAACGCTGCGTTCTCTACACCGCTATGGTATTTGAACTTGATGAAGTCATGTGCAACTCCAGCACCAGCTAACACCGTGGTTTCAAAGTGTGCATGTGACTTTGGTATATCACCGGCTTGGCAGTTCTCTGATGTGCGTAGCGTCAGTATTTCTTCCCACTGAGCGCCTGTTGTCAGATCGTAGATAGAAACAACGGCTGTTTTGGCTGCGCCGTGAACTGTTGCTAGAGCCGCATCACTGCTTGGATTTGGAGCGGGCGCATCGCTTTCACTGTATTGCACAGTTGCCTCGAACACGCTGATGATTTGGCGGTGCCCGAAGTTGTTGTTGTACAGGTAGCTGCCTAGATGGCGCTCGTAGCCCCCTGTTGCTTGCGTGCCAGCAGCCGATAGATCAGCCTTTTCCGCTGTGCAATCCTGCTGCGTAAGCTGACCAAAGCCTGGGCGAACCATAACCTGATGAGCACGCTCTGGGCGCCAAACGTTAGCTAACCACTCAACGCCTGAAGGGTCACGCAGGTCGATGCCCTGCTTAGGAAAGATGTCAATCTCTGGGTATCTAGACGCCACCGATAACCCCTAATAAAGATGCGTAACCGAAACACTGTTAAATGCGTCACGCAAACGCCCGCCCAGAAGAAATCGCACAAACGTGTCAGATAGTAATGCAATCTGCCGCTCGATTGGCTCATTGAGTACACCATCACGAATGAAATACCGCCGTGTTGCCAGAAGAACGAGCAACTCATGGAAGTTTTCGAGCATCCCGTTTTCTATGTTGGCATCAGCCGCCATGGTTTCCGGGTTTGTTGCACGGATCGGAAAATACTCGATAGTAAACTCGTCCGGGAAACGTGCGTTGAAATAGATAATATACCGTTGCAGCATGTAGTTGGCGAGCGATGAACTGAGATTCAGCGGTGCGCCACTAGCAACGGGAACCATGCGAACCGTTCGGTCCCGGCTCATCTTACTAGCGCCCATGTAGATGTTTGTGATCGTTTGAATCGGACCATAATAGGTAACGACAGGCGGACCAGCGACAACGTTTGGACCCATGAGCGGGGTATTTGCTGCCTTGCCTGGGTACAGCAGCGCAGCGTCGTTTAGATCTAGCGATGCGTTGATTGGTTTCGCTGATGCCGGCTGAGCTGTATAGTTTGCAGCATTAGCAACGGTTAGTTCAACTGTTTCAAGCAGCATATCAGGACGGTGCTGGCGCACAATGGCACGCCAATCATCAATCCCAAACTTGAGGTACTGATTGACTTGTGTGTCCGTTAGGAACGTTTGATCTGGATCGTCGATGTAATCACGAAACAGTGTTTGTGCTTCTAGAAGGTTCACCCAAAGCCTCCTGTCATACCAGGCGCCTCAAAGATGGCGGCGTCTTTTTTGCCCTGTTCTCTGTTTACAGCGCCCGCAGATGTCCCGCCGTTCTGCTGCTGTGGCACCTGCTCACCTGGCATCATCGGTGCGCCTGGAATACCTGGCCCCATGCCCTGAGGTTGAGGTTGTTGCTGCTGCGGGTAAATCGGCTCTTCCAACTGCATCATTAGATTCTGATCACCCTGCGCTAGGATGGCACGGTAGACCGTTTGAATGTTATCCTGCGTTGGCTGAGGCATCTGGAAGAACTCATCAGACACTACAAACTCGCCAAACACCTCAGTAAGCTCTTGCACCGGATCTGTTCGATGGATTGTTACCTCTGCGCCTGCAATGACGTGCTCAAGCACATCAAGAGCCATGTTGTAGTTGCGCACAGTTTGAGCAATCTGAGCGTCCATACCGAAGAAGTTGATAGCCCTGCGTGCCTCATCTGGAGACAACAGTTGCAGTTGGAACATCTGCACCGCACGACGCTCACGATCTTCCAGCATGTTCGCAAACAAAGTGCTCGCTTCGAGGAAGATGTCAGGGTCTTCTGTTAGATCAGTGCTTTTGATTTGCTTGTAGAACATCCCACCATCTTGGTTGAACATTCGCACCATCATACCCTCAGTGAAGTATTTCTTAGCTAAACCAAGGATACGTTTGCTGACATTCACAGCCGAACGCTCAATGTTATCTTGCACACCTTGTAGCTGTGAAGAGTCCTGGCCGACCAAGGCGTCAATCGCTGCGCCTGACTGCACGCCACTGACTCGCTTACCAAGTGATGCGCCGTGGATGCCTGCTAGATCCATGATTTCGCTCTGGCAACGCAGAACGTTGTCCATAATGTAACCAGGCAAAGGAGCAGGTGATGCTTGTTGAGGCGGGGGTGCCGCTGGGTTGTAGCGGATTTGTGCGCCTGGCTCATTGGTAATGCGATCAACGCCACTGTTTACCGGGTTGAGCCACTGGACATTGCCAAGCAGCTTGATGTTCCCGATGATAGCTGATCGTTGGGCATTGTATTCACGCTGTACAGAGATAAGCGGCTCAATGGCACCGATGCCATGAAAGCGGCCGGGCACGCCATGGAAACGAATGTGCTCAACAGGCCATGCGCCTTTGCCGTCCCACTCGTCTTTAGGCGCCTTATAGAGCACGTAGTCACCGCTCGTAATCATGTGATTACCGTTACGGTCCCAATACTCATAAATCTGATAGCGTTTGACTTTGTAAGTTTGGCTCTGCTCGTAGTTCAAGATGAACGGACGGTACTGCTGCCCAAAGTCAACAGGCTCTAGTTTGTCAATCGGGGCTCGTGGGAACCTACGCTTCATTTCCGCACGAGTAATAAAATCACGGATCATCAAATAATCGCTGTCATCAATCTCTTCACACCCAGGCTGCACCAGCAGGTTGTAAGGACTGATTACTTTGACTTTGATCTTCTTCATGTCACGGCAGTAGTAGGTATGAATGCCTACGTTACCACAAGTGATAAGCCACCTGTTTGCATCACGAAAAGCTTTTGCAACCTCTGCTTGATTCCAAACATATTGCACGAGTGCGGCATCGCACTTTGCTTTGACCAGATCCTCACGTGTTGCAGAGGATGGTCGTGCGCTAACATGTGGGGTAGCCACTGCCAGCATTGAATACAAACGATTATAGATAGGCAGGATAAGGTTGATGGTCAGGCGCACCATGCCAGGCTTTTGCGTAGCCATGCGCCAAGTGCCGTCGTTTAGCTGACGACCGTACTGGATACCCTCTAGAAACCGGCGTGACGCATCCCACACAAACATGCGGCGGCGCATCCAGTCATCACAGTGTTCCCTAAAGATGTTGATGCTGCCAGGAGTGACCTTTTTAGAGTCCTCTGCGGTATCGTAATCGCTATAAATACTCATTCAAGACCGTCTCCGACGCCAAGATGCAGGGATTCTTCAGGTTCATTTTCTAACGCTGCCTGACGCTGAAGCCTGCGAACCCGATCCACCGCCTTGGTTGCTCGCTCGAAAGCAAACACCAAGAGGAAGATCGAGCCGCAGAACTCCAGCACAGTCAGCACAACAGGCTCTTATGCCCGCTTGTACCGCACACCGGCCATAACGCCGATGCAACGAGGCTTCTCAGAAACCAGCTCGAAATACTGCTTCCAGAACCCTTCACGCACGTCCATGAGGCGGGCAGTACCAAGGTCACGCTTCTGCGTAACGATGTCGCCGTTATCATTGAACTCTTGGAACCCACCGGGGCGCAAGGTGTACGTGTTGATGGTGTCCTTACGGATGAAGTAGATCACGCCATAAGGGGCTTGGCTCGACACCTTGATCGGAATGTTGCCTTCAAACGCAAGGTCTTCAGCACTAAACCCACCACGTGCATCGGTTTCGCCTGGCAGCCAACGCTGATCCGCTTGGAACAGGTTCTTGTACTGCGCACGCGTAAAGCGGTGCATGATCAAGCAATCAATGCGCTCAGCCGTGAGGTCTTCAATACCATCATAGACAAGCTGCATGTCTTCAAGATCAAGAGCGACACCGTTCGAGTTACCGCTACCAACGGCTGGAGCGACTGCAACGGCGGACTTGTAACCGAAGCCACGAAGCACAGTGTTGGTAACACCCAGACGACTATTGGTGAATGCACCTGCGGACTCAGCCTCAAACGCCAAGGAGTTCAAGCCATGCACTTCGTCCGTGCGAACACGAGCACCCGCAACGGTATGCTCAACCAAGACGGCGAGGTCCGTAGCGCCAACAGTGCGCGTATCCGGCCCGTCACCTGCGTGCGTGGTCGAATCAAGAACTGCTGAACCAGTAACTTGATCAATAGCACCCACTTGGAACAATGCCGCAGCCGTAGGCGCAGCGTTTCCATCAGGCAGGTATGCCCAGTTCGTCGTGTCAACACGCGGAACATGCAGAACCTTCACGTAAGTGTTGAGCAACGCAGCAGTGTTTTCTGCAACGATCGCCGCAAGGGTGTTTGCCCCTGAGATCATGCACGTGTTGCCCGTACCAGCAGCTAAGTGCTGATCTTGATCAATGACGAAACCAGGCAAACCACGACCGATGAACATATCACGATCAAGTTTGTGGCGTACGTCTTTCTCCATAGCGCGCATTTCAGAGTACATTGCGCCAATAAACGCAGCCTCTGATCCGCCGTTGCCGGGAGCCTGAGCTTCAGCCTGACCCGTGACTTCAAAAGCACAGTAAAGACTTTGGTAGCCCACGATCATCTCAAGGTACTGCTGATTACTTGCTTCTGGAACAACAGCACCGCCAGCGCCTTCGCTGCCGTACTGAATGCCCGCCGCCGCAGTCGTTACAATGCCACGAGTATGCAAGGGAACATGCACATTCGCACCGGCCCACTGATGGGGGCCTTCTTCAAACAAGCCATAAATCATGGCTTCTAAGTTCAACTGCTCACGAATCGGACCTTCATACTGGTCCTTGAGCAGTTGACTAATAGTAGTAGTTGTAGCCGTCATGGCTTACTCCTTAGCGCGGTCTACGCCTGCCTTGAAAAAGTGCAGATTTCATATCCCGCAATGTCAATGGTTTAGATTTAGACGTATTTGTTGAAATACTTGCGTCTGATGTAACAGGTGCTGTTCCCGTTTCGGTTTTAGTCCGATGGGGCAGCGATGCCGCAGGATCTTTAGCTGGAGCGGCTTCCTTCTTTTGCTCCGGCCTCGACATCCCTAGGCGTTCTAGCACAGCATCTTCCAGCTTCCGCTCGTGCTCTTCAAATGATTTGGCTGCTGCACTAATATCTGCATCTGGGTTTTCGTTGAGCACCTGCAAAATGTAATGCTTGCCGGCGTTCTGATCAGAAATCGAGGATTCCTTTAGAGCGCCTGCAATCTTACGGTTGTACTCATCGACCAGCTTCTGGATCTGCAAATGCTGCGTCTCCTGCTTCGCTGCCTGTGCTTGACTCCTAATGGATTCGAGCTCAGATCCCATCGCAATCAATGCGCTGGCTACGTCCTCATCCCCTGCTTTATCGGCTAAGTCTTTGATCTTATCCAAGAAGGGGTTAGGCTCTGGTTCCTTTACTTGTTCCTCAGCCTTCGGTGCCGACTGGCCGGCTTCCAACTGCTTGATGCGCTCCTGCAAAGTCCCATTGAGATCCTTCAAGTGCTTTGCTTCTTCGTTTTTCTGCTTGAACCTATCGTACGGTATCGGTCCAGGCGCATCTGCCTTGGCCTCGGCAGGCGCTTCAGAAGAAGATTCGAGTGAACTGGCCGGCTCACTTGAACCACTATCGGGAGCCACATTTGGTGACTCGGTTGCGGGAGCCGCTTCGGCAGCGGCTGGGGCTGAGGGTTCGGAAGCGGCTGGCGTCGCCGCAGTTTCGCCCAAGTTTTTCTGAATCTCAGCGAGTTTTGGAAATGGCATTCTGTCGCTCCTGCCTTGCGTGAAAACAGACCAGTCTAAGGTTGGTCAGCCACCTATAAACACGTTGTCATTACGCCTCTGGCAATAGATGCGTCAAGCCACAAGCACCTATTCTAAGCCATCACCGTAAAAAGAATCAAACTCTATCTTATCGTTGCGTCTCATTGTTACTGCGTCGGCGATAGGCATCATCGTCATAGCATCCAATCCTGTTTCCTTTTCAAACGCTACGATTTCCTCTGGCCGTTCTGGCTTGAAAGAGCGCATTACCTCTTCTCGCACGGTCCCGATCTGCTCTAATCCTTCTAAAGCTAGAGCGGTAGCAAAGATCATGTCATCGTGACACCCAGGCGAAGCGTATGGTTCGCCACGATCGTTGTATGTGAACGATCCAATCTCATTGATGAGCACCTGATGCAGATCTTCCATCATGTCTTTGCTAATGTACTTGCGTAACCGGTTGAGCAGGATGGCTCTGTTGTTCTTAGCGGTGTAGAAACCTAGCTTTTCAACGTATTTGCTGGCCATCTTGTCGTATATGAAGCGCCGATAGAGCCGAGGGTACTGGTCCATCGTCAGCTCTTCTTGAACGGCTGCACCCACATGGTTGACTTCGCACACAATGAGCGCATCGTGGTACTTTCGCCCCAACTGGATCACTGATGTTGCAAACTGATGCACCGGAATGCGTTGATAGAGCCACGCAACAGGCTTGATATGGTCTTTATTGGTAACATCGAGCACACAAGCGGCGCTAAAGTCACCATTTGTTGAGCCTGACGCAGCATCGCAGCCAAGAATGTACACATGCCCAGCCTTAGGCTTTTCAATGACTTCGGTGGACCGTGTTACCTCTTCAGGTATCCACTCACCGGTGAAATACATGTCCCCACTGTGCAAAAAGGCTTGCTGAGGGGTGGCTGGGTACTCCTGACTGAACTGTTTCCAGTCATCACCGCACTTTTGGTTGATGCACCACTTCATCCAGCGCACTTGTTCGGGGCTCAATGCGTTATCTTTGACGAACTTCTGTTCTTCAGGCTCTAATGGGCGCTCAATAATGGATACGATTTCCGCATCGAAGGCAATCGGCTCGTGCTCGTAGTCAGCATAGTTGCCTTTGTCATCACGGTAGAGGACGTAAGACTTTAGAGCCATCCACGGCAAAAAAACTTTTTTATAACCGTTCTCGCTCATCCACCACGGGTAGAAATGGTTGAAACTGTTGGCTGTTGTCTCGATGAACGCAGATCCACGGTCGGTTAGGGACTGCATAGCGGCTGTAAACACCTCATCAGCCTTATCCCAGAACGCCATTTCACTACAATGTAGGTATTGAACAGTCTTACCCCGTAGTTTGTTGGGCGAGTTGGCTGTTGCGATGCGAATAAAGCCAGTGTGCTTCTTAAATACGAGCTCAGTTTTAGTTGAGTGCTTAGTTGGGTAGTGCTTCTGCATCCAATCCGGCAAGCATTCGTAAAAATTCTTATAGATTCCGAAAATACTTGCTGCTGCGTCGGTTTCGTGGGCGATAACCACGGCTCGTTCATGCGTATTGAACAACACTTTCCAAAAAAAGTAGGCTGCAATCCACGTTGATATGCCTTCTTGTCGTGCTTTCAGGATTCCAACGCGTTTGCGCCCGCCAGAAACCACTTCCCACACCTGATGTTGTGGATGGTTCCATAAAAAGGGGATTAGTCGCCCCTTCTTATCTACAATAGCGAGCACTTCACGTGAAAAAAACTCAAAGTCGCTCGCACACGCGTTGACGAACTCACGTTTCGGTTTACTTAGTGCTGTCATACAAGCGGCAGAACGTTATCCAAGGCTGCTTCGTTGAGATAAATAACGTTGACCGATAAGGATCCAGCCGTTGCGTCGGCTAACGCATGACCAGCATCAGGCGTAAACGTTACCGTAATCGAGCGAGCGGAATCGCTGACATCGCAAGCCGGTCCTACCAGGCGATCGCCGGGGGTGCTGGGCACAGCAAGGATTCCGGTCGTTGCACCAGTAAACACGTCTTGGTCTTTGTACCAACCATCAGCATCGGTATCTGCCGTTGATGACCAACCCAAATCTGCGGTGCAGGACGCAAGTCCGCCGCCACTAAACGCAGTGTCCAGCGAGATCCAGCGTTGCAGAACAACAGCTCTAGCCGGAATCACTTGCTCAAGCGTATAAACTTGTGCAGCTCCGTTGACTGAGGCTTGCAGAATATCAACGCCAACAGTTTGAGAAATGCAGCTTGTGGTGGGGTTCATCCCTGATCTTGCGGTGCTCATTTTTGCTCCAATGCAGCAATGCGCTGAGTGTCACGATCTGTTCGTTTGTACAGAATCTTGATGTCAGCAGTATTTCTTAAGACTTCGGTGCGCAATACCGGCACGACACTGCGCGTCACTTTAGTTGCTTCGTCTACGTCTTTGATCAGCCTACGCACCCACCACATGGTGATGCCGCCGATACCAGCCAGGATAAGCTGCCCAACGTTGATTGTAAGTTGCAGATCCATCAGACTTCTTTCCCTAACGCTGCGCTGATTTTGGCATAGTGCGAGCGCATCTCACCAAGCCCCTCTTTTAAAAGAGCCTCTACATCAGTGATTTCTTTTTCGATAGCGTCTAATCGCTTCGTCCACTCCAGTCGCTCTTCGTCGTACTTTCGCACAACAGCATCATAACGGTCCCGCACTTCGGCTTCCCGCTTGTTGCACTCTTCTGCTTGTTCTCTAAGCTGGACTTGGAAGTTGTCTGTTTGCACTTCCATGCGTTTGGTCATCCGCACATACATCCAAAAGATAGCGCCGGAAGCGAGGCCAAGAGCCCCAAAGTCCGCAAGCGCCTCTAGGATCTGCGGGTCCATTGTTACCTTCCGCCACGAAGCGTTGTCAGCTTGGCGGTAAGTTCAGCATCTACAGTGTCAGTTTCTTCGACCTTCAGCATAGGCTCAAGCGAGGCAACAGCTTTCAGCGCCACCTCTAAGAGTTTAGCGTTTCCGCTGTCGTCCATAGCTTGCCCGATGATTTCCAGCTTCATGCGCTTGATGTCATCCGTGTTCAGGTCAGAGGGGTCAATCGCTTTGATGCGATCAAGCAGTCCTTTGAGTTGGCTCATATCCTTCTCCCCTAAAGTACCATTCTTGTAGGTGCCGTATCAGGACGCTGACTCCTTCACGAGCCATCATCTGGTCGCCGTTGTATTCTAAATGAGCCAGATCATTCAAGGTAATCACGTCAAGCAGGTATGCCGCCTCGCCAACGCTGGCTTGCTGGAGCACCTCTTGCACTACCTCATACACCCAGATTCTTGTGTCCGGGTAAGCAGTATAAGTGCCTGACCCAGCCTGAGCCTGCGCCATAGACGAGTGCTGCATCAGCAAGTCCACTTCAGGCAGGACAATCGCTTTGATCGCCTTCTTCGCTAAGTGCTTCTCATAGGCTCTGAGCGCCTTAGCCCATGAGCTCCGAGCAGTAGGAGAAGAGCCAAGGAAAGCAACTCCGTCACTATACACCCAACCAATGACATCATCAGAAGACTCCTTATACTTTGAAAAAATATTTTTATCTTTTCCGTTTGCTGCCCAGACGCTGAACATTGCACGGACGCAAGTCGGATGAAGACAGGGACCAGCCTCTGCATACAGGTAATACTTATCACCATGAGCCTTGCAGAACGTCACAGCACTCCCTCTTCAGGTGGCGACACTAGCTTATCCAGCTTCTCAACCGACAGCATCTCAGCCTTGCAGTATTGACACCGCCGCTTCCGCACCACGTCATATTCGCCCACATCCGCCTGAGTTTCCACTTTCCCAAGAGTCTGCCCCGTGGCAACAGACTCCAAGATGCCAATGTTGCAGATCGGGCAGTGAAGCATAGAACCTCCACGCCGCAGCTAACACAGCATAGGGGTCGTGAAAAACCCTGAGCGTGACCTAAAAAAAAGAAGCAGCTAAACCTATAGGAAAACCCAGGTTTTTTTGGACCCTTGACAGCAGCTTTTTCCCTCAGGTATTACCTCCGGTGTAAGACAAAGATTCCACTGAGGTATGAGCAGAATAGCCACCCAGTGTTGAAGAACCCACCCCCCAAAAGCAGCAGACTCTTCCCTGAAAGAAGATGAACTGCTTTTGAAGAGGGGAATACCCAAGAGCTAAAGACGCTCCAGTGCCTTGACCGGGGACAGCAACAGCAGATCCAAACCCGAAAGTTTCTGAGTTGCACCGGATTGTGTGGGTGATCTTGTATAGGACCACGGGGGTATGCACAGCGATCGGGGGTCGCCTTGCCTGAGCAGCTTTCGAGCGCCGCATCACGCCTAAGTGCCTGATATTGCAACACCCCTGAGCACCTTGAGCACCCCTGATAGGGCCACAGCCCGCCACAGTAGCCGCCCCTAGCCGTTTCAGCCGCTCCAAAGGGGGTTGAGCACCCCTTGAGGTGCCCCCCTGCTAGGGTGCCCGCCTCAGGGGGTAGGAGGTGCCCCCGTGGGGGGTGCTAGTGGCTCCCGCTGAGCCCGTTGGAGCCCACGGGCATAAGTCCCCCCCGTCACCGCTCAGCACCCTCACACCCTCTACAGGGATTTCCCGCCCCCTTCCCTGTCGGCTGAGCCCCTCACGTACGCGAGGCAATCGGCGCCAACTCAGCACGGGGTGATTTGCTCAGTTTCGTCACGAGCTTGCTCCAACTCCGATTCAGTTTCGCTACGAGCTTGCTCCAAACGCGAGCCGAATCGGGCTCAGTTTCGAGGCTGATTTTCGCCCCGGTTGCGCCCTGGTAGCCGACCCTCTGAAAAGCCCATAACCACGGGGTTTTGAGTTGCAGTGCATACGCACGGATCCGCGCGTGCATGCGTAAGCGCACACGCAGCGCCGCGCAGCCCCGCGCATTATGCGCAGCGACGCGCAGCCCTGGGCGCCGCTGCATGCGGACGTTTCAAAGGCGGGCGTGTTCCTTTAGCGCCCTGTTTACGGGGTTTTACCGCGGCCAGGGTGGTCTAAAATAGTTCTGCTGCGTTTTCCTACACTTAGCCTTTTTGGCGCCCTGCTACCGTCGCTTTTTTCTAGGTGCTGAAACTCCGGACCCTTAGGGAAGCGGGGCGCCCCCCCTCTAACCCTTTTCCGGGCGCTAGGAGACACCCCATGAACAAGGCAGCCATGAACATGAACTTCCACAAGGCGAACAAGCAAATAACCGAGGCTATCGAGGCGCTCAATATTGCCCGTGGGCTCACGCAAGCCGCTCAGCTTATCGACGGCGACAACAAAGAGGCGCTACAGACCGCAGCGGACAACCTCGAAAATGCAACTCGCAATCTTTACGCCGCCGCCTCGCTTGCCGGCTCACTCTCTTGCGCCGTCGAACTCAAACTAAACTAACCCCCACCCCCTAGGAGACACCCAATGAATGCACGAACCGCAACCGCTCAAGGCTTAGCCGTCATCACCGAAGCTGAGCTTATGCCGCCCCGCCCCTATCACACCCTTGTAGAGCTTCAGCCCGCTTTGGGCACGTGGGTCATTTGCTTTGGTGACTACGAGCGTGAGGTGGTCGATGACGAGCGCGCTGAGTACGTCGACGCCGCCCTGTGCGAGTGCGACTATCAGCGCAGCCGCTCAGCCATTGGCAAAGAGTACAAAATCATTCGCACGGCTACCGACGACCAGCCCGCTATCAGCGCAGCCATTCAGGCGCTCAACTCCAAAACCAAGCCGGCGGC